CTATAAAGTGTATTATCCTAGTTGGGATATAATGGATAATTCAAAAGATAATTGTATAGATCATAAGGATGGAAACAAAATAAATAATAATATAGATAATCTACGTGTCGTAACACAACAAGAAAATTGTTTTAATAACACAAAAGCAAAAGGATATTGCTTTCATAAGGTGGTAAAAAAATGGATGGCATATATATGTTTAGATGGAAAAACGAAACATCTAGGATATTATAACAATGAAGAAGAAGCACGAGAAACGTATTTAACAGCAAAGTTAAAATATCATGTTATCAAAAATAGAGTTAACTGTACTTTTTAAGATATGCCTTTTTCTTCAAATCAGCAACAGCCTCTTTTATAAGAATAACCTTTTGCTCATTTGAAACATCTGCATCAAAAATGGAAGAATCTAAACGGTCTCCATAAGTTCTCTTATAATACGCAATCTTTCTTTTTACTGCCCCACCATTTTCGTGATAGTATTTCTTGAATGCGTTATTGAAATACACATTTTTATGCGTTCCTGCAATAATCATATTTTTGGGTGTGGTGTCATTCATCTCACTGGTACTTACTGTTGCGCTCATATTATAATATCTTATATCACTATGTCTTTAAGTAATTTATATATCTATTTAATATATATATATAAAATCAAGATGTCTATGAATAAAGTGTTTAACGAAGATAATTGCAAATCTCACAAACTAGAAATCCACGCGTATAAAGAAAAGATTCAAACCACTTTATCGTTTGAAGATGGACTCGGTGAGAATAATGGAATGTTGACAACTGAATTTGCTAGTAACAACAGAAATAATTTATATTATATGAATGAAAAAGGTATATTGTTTCCTGTGAATAATGCGTCACAGAGGTTTTACGAACAGATGGTAGATTCGGTAGCAGTCAACGGCGTTTCTCCTGAAACATCAATATTTGATACAACAGGAGCAATAGGAAGATTAGATATATTGCCTAATATTACACGCGTTGGTTCAAAATATAATTTAAAGGCACATGGTATTATTGAATCATCAGCAAACTCACGTTTTATCATTCGTACAAAACTCGGCAGTGCTGTGATAGAGCAACAAGAAATAAATTTACCGAATTTAGAATCAGGGTCATTCTTTGAATTAGATTTAGAATTAAGAGTTAAGGAAATCGGAGATGCAGGCACAGCACGAATATACACATTTGGTAAATTCACTTTCATAAAAAATAACGGTGTGTCCACAACTATATTTATAGACGATTATAATGACACTACATATCAGACAACGTCATTGGCGACAGCAGATGTAACGATACAATGGTTAGATGCTAACAGTAATGAAATATCATTTCATGCTGTATCCGTTTATATGTTAAATTAAATCTTTATTATTTTTCTAAACCTACGATTCAACATATTTTCTTGATGACTCGTGAGTTTTAAATTAGCAATACGATTATCTGATTTATCTCTATTTATGTGATCTATATGTAAACTATCAATATTGATATCGGGATTGAATGCCTTATATATAAGACGGTGTAAATAGAATGTTTTCAATTCTTTACCATTACGACACGTGATGGTCTGATAACCTGAATGTTTCTTAGTAATTTCCGTATATACTCGTTTTAATTTATTCAGTTTTAACACTCGCCCGTTTTCAAAAAATAAAAAATAATTATTAAATATAGAAAATGTTTTCATACTTACAATCTACCTATAAGAAAATATCCGAATCTTTACGAGAATTCATCAAATCTCAATATAGGTCATATAAACTATATCGGGATTATTGTAGAGAATAACGTATTTAAGAGAAAACACTCATAAACACCATAAACACCAATAAACACCATTTTTGTAAACTATACATAGAAATATTAGATTACGGGAAATAGTTTACAAAAACGGTGTTTATTGGTGTTTATGGTGTTTATGAGATAATTATATAAAAAAGACATTTTATACAACCGTAAATGCGAATTCGTCGCTTCCATCACAATCACAACTTGTGTCAAGCATTCTGTCATATATAACACCATCTCGTTCTTCATGTAGTCTAACATATCCACATGATATATCTAAATATCTATTGATGAGTCGTGCTAGTTTCTTCTTATATGAATTGATTTCAGTTCTGAGTTTAATCTTCTCATAATTGTCCTTTTCGTTTTTCTCATTGAGTTTCATTAAATTATCCATAGCGCTTTTATAATCATTGTCTTTCATCGTTGTCTTATATTTTTCAAGGATTTCAAGGATTTCGTCAATCATATTGTCTTATATTATAAGTTTTGATTTTAAGTAAAAAAAAAACATTTAAATAAAGAAAGCACCTTTATCGTGGAGTATATAATTAGGTTGATGGTTTTTTACTAGAGTAACTGATCTGCTCGGCAGATTTACAATTCGTCTTATCAAATCGTTTTCCATATTTTCATAATTTTGTAAATATTTTGTTATAGCGTATCTAGATGACCCGTTAGGAAAAAACACGACCGACGTGCACTCATTTAAAATCTTACGAGTATTATGTCCATCGGTAAGTAAGTGGTTTATCATAATAACATGAGTATGGGTATGACGATTGGTTTCAATTAAATTGCCTACTGACGACACTAATGCTTTTTTAATTTGCTGGTTTGGAATAGAAAACACATCATCAAATAAAACAATTGAATCAGTTATGGGGTCAATAGGTAATCCTTCCATTGCAATTTCTTCTGGTGATATTTCAAGAGGAAATAAATCCATAAGTTCTTCACTTGGAGCAACACCACTGACAAGTACAAAGTCATTGTCGTTTCTGTGTTTCTTATGATAAGTAAGATATTGTTGTATCAATTTAGTACTATAATATGTTTTACCAGATCCCGACGCCCCACAAACATATATGCGTTCGTATGTTTCTGGGTCTATCAATTTCTCAAATTTACCTGAATGTAGTCTTAATCCTTTACGTTTTAATTTTTCAAACTCTTTAAGAGTTTCGTAGTAAACGTCTTTCATATAATCGTCATCAGGTTCAAACCCCGTATTAACTGATTCTTCTAATATTTTACGTTGGTCGGCATTCAATCTGTTTAAGAATGTCTTTTTAAGATCGTCTAAAGTATATTTATAAGGTTTAATCACCAAATATTTATTTTTGTTTTCCCCGCCTTTAATTTTAGCAAGTTTTTTAAATTTGGTATTTTTTGATGCTATAGAAAACATTTATATTATAATAAGAATTTTTTTTTATCTCCGTATATTATAAATTATATTATGGCTTATCAACCAAGTACATACGAAAGATTAATGGCATCAAGAAATAAATCATACAGCAAGATAGATGATTTAGGAAATCGTGCGACATTATTTTCGGATAACACGAGCCATGTAATTCACGATGGATTACCATATGTTATGCAAAGCGAAAATCGTCAATATAGTAGAGCACCTCATATTGCAAACGACGAACCTATCGGGGATGTCAATAAAGTCAAATCTGAACGTGATAATCAATACAGACAACAAATGAAAATTCTCGCTATGTCTATGGATCCTAGGACGATTAGGTCAAATGTCTAAAGTACCTTTTAGAAAAAGGTAGGACCAAAAAACAAAGTATTTTTTTAAAAGTATAAAGTATAATATATAAAATGAAAAATCTAGATTACGTGATTTCACAGGCTGAAAAAGTTTCGTTAACAGATAATGATGTAAGAGAATTAACAAAAGGTAAATGCCGAGTAATGCTTTATTCGGACTTAATGAAATTCAACACAATTGACGAGGTGTTAGCACCTCACGGAGCAGTAATTTTACTATATCAGACAAATGAAAGGTTATATGGACATTTTGTAGCATTATTTAAAGATAGAAAAAAACCCAATAAATTAATATTTTACGATTCGTACGGATTGAAAATGGACGAGGAATTGAAGTTTTCAAAATACAATGTGAAATCCATGGGGGGTATCGTACCACACTTATCTGATTTGATTCACAGGTCTAAATACAGTGTAGAATCAAATATGAAACGGATGCAAAAAAATAATAAAGATGATAATACGTGTGGACGATATGCGGCATTACGTGTGATATTTAGAAATTTATCTAACACACAATTCAATTACATGTTATCGTCTAATAAACATTACGACAGTGATTATGCGGTTTCAATTTTAACACTCTATCACGATGATTTCGTAGATATTCTTAATTCGTAAAATAATATAAAAGAAATATATGTTTATATAATACTGAAAAATGGAAGAACAACCGACAGAACAACTAACTGAATCACCTGAACCCGTAGCACAACCAGTAAAGGTAAAGGCAAAACGCGCTCCATCTGCCTACAATCTATTTATCAAGGACACATATAAGACCCTAACAGATGTTCCGACGAACGAAAGATTTAAGAGGTGTAGTGAGCTGTGGAAGGAAAAAAAGCAAAAAGAATTGGAGCAGGCTTCAAAACCAAAGAAGAAGCCTCGGGCTAAGAAGGCGAAGAAGTAAAGGAATATAATTATATAATATAATAAACTTAAAGAGAATATTATATTATATGTAATGTGTCAGTTATAATTAGTATTATTGCAAAATCTTTTGAATCCTCAGTTTTTGTGTAATAAGACATTTATCTACGTAATCATATATGGTCTCATCAGGAAAATAACTTTTATTAATTTGATCCTCACATAATTTAACTGTGTCGTCATATATATCGTTATATATGGATATCAATTTTTCGGTGTGATCTTCAGTTTTGTTTCTAATCTTTCTGTACTGGGCGATCAGTTTTGAAATCTCTTTTTTGAAATCGTCTAAAATTTCTTTCACATGTGCTTTCTCGTCTGTCATCTTATTACTCTTATATACAGGTTGGGGCGATATATCCAAACCTATTTCTTTTTCTCGTTGTTCGTTCTTCTTTGGACGTCCTCTACGCTTTTTGGGCTCTGCAATAATGGGATCTACAATTGGTTCTACAACTGGTTCAATAACTGGTTCTACAACCGATTCTTCAATAACTTCATTTTCAATAATCGGTTCTTCTGTAATCGGTTGCTCTGGTTCTGTTTTAGCAAGTCGTTTTTTTGACCTGACTTTACGTGTCATCTTCTCCTTTTTTAATCCATCAATCTCTTTTATAGGTTCTTGTACATTACCGTTTAAAGTTGAAAGCAATGTATTCAAACTATGAATCGTCATACGGTTTAAAGTCTTTTCATCGCTATTGGGAGACGCTATACGTACTTGCTCTATCAGCATTTGCTTTTTGGACGGCATCTTATATATCTCCTTTAGAAAAAATAAAATAGCGATTTTACATATTTTTTAGTACCCCTAGGTTTAAGAGAATAGTCTTATGAGATATGACTCATATATAATTTTAGATGTATATTATAAAGACAATATGGAAACGGTGCCTATCAAGTTGTACGATAAGATCACGCATTACATGAGGCTTGCCAGTAAGTTTAAGGATAGGTCGGGGCAACAAAAAAAGGTGTTTGTACTTAATAAATTAAAGGAAGTTTTATCACCTGAGGAATATTCTTTGTTTTTTGAATTGATTAGTGAGTTTATAGATTTTCTTATAAAGTTATCTAAAAATAAAAATATTTTGAAAGAGTTGAATAGCAAAACCAATGGACTATTTAATATATGTTTAGAATAATTTTTTTATCTTATTATATATTATAAAATAAAAATATGGATCTTATTAAAGTTGTTGACCCTAAAGTAAATGTTAAAGGAGATGTTGAAAAGAATCATTTGGTTTTCGTTGGTGGTGAGCGTGTGACTTACACTGTCTCCACAGCGGATTCGTGGGATAACAATATGACTAACGCCACTTGGTCAATTGTCCCTCCTAGTGATAAAACTATTATTGATAGAAATGTAAAGGTACGAGCATATTTTGAGATTGAGGTTGACCAACCACTTGATATCGGTACTCATGATGCTTTGAGACAGTTGCCTTTGTCATCTTTGATTGACGTGACTCAAGTACAGATTAACGGTGAATCAATCAGCGATAACACAGGAAACATGTTGCACGCTATGATGTGTTATGGTAATACTGCTGAAGATCGTGATGCTCATTTATCCGAAACGCCTGCAATGCCTGATGCTTTTCAAAAGTACGAGGACCAGTTGACGTTTGGAAATGCTCGTAGTCCATTGAACGATTACGGAGAAACTTACGGCGAAACTCCTCGTGGTGGTTTTGAATATAAACTATCTGCTGATTTAAAGACACTTTCATGTGTCGTGACAGAACCTCTATTTCTATCTCCCTTTCAGCAATATCAGTCTATGGATGAAGGTTTTGTTAATGTAAACACTCTTCGTGTAGCACTTCGTTTTAAGAGTGCGTTAAATCGTGTCCTTTCTCATTCCATTGCTCCTGGAGTTGATCAGATTACAACCGTTACTACTAAATTTTCGCAGGCTCCTGAATTATTGATTAACTATATCACTCCATCTATTACTCAGCAATTACCTGAACTTCAGGTACTTCCATACAGTCAGATGCAACAGTATATCCGCAATGTTCCTGATATGGACGCAGATCCAGATGTTACGGCTACTGTCATTTCAGACACGATTCGTCTTTCAGTCATTCCCGAAAAGATCTATTTGTACTGTGCACACAGTGAACAAAGTAAAGATTTTAAGGTTTCTGATAGTTTTCTTTCTATTGAAAAATTGAGTATTTCGTGGGGTAATCAGTCAGGTTTACTATCGTCCGCTTCACAACAGCAACTATACAGATTGTCTAGAGAAAATGGTCTCAATATGTCTTATCCCGCGTTTTCTAAATACAGAGGAAGTGTCATCTGCTTGAGAATGGGTAAAGACATTGGATTACAGGCAAATGAAGCACCAGGAGTGAACGGGTCATATAATATTCAGGTTGAGATGACAATCCGAAACCACAATACAGAAGTTTTCAAACCTACATTCTATATGTGCGTTTGCAATACTGGTACTTTCAGCATTGGTGCTAACTCTGCTCGTGCTAGTATTGGAAACCTCACCGGAGATATGGTGTTGGCTGCGCGTGGGTCTGGTTCTGAAATGGACTACCATGAGGCATTCTCTGGCGGAAAAGGTAAGTTTTGGCAAGGACTTAAGCGTTTTGTTCATAAGGTGTCGGGTGTCGTTGGTAAAGTCGCTGTCCCAGTTGCTTCTGCTTTTGGCGCTCCTGAAGTCGGTCTGGCTGTAAAGAAAGGCGCAGACCTCGCCCATTCCTTGTCTCGCGGCGGGAGATTATCAGGAGGGAGGATGTAAGAGAGGTCAATAATGTAAAAATATAATATATAAATTTTCTATCTATATATTATATAAATGATTACCAATTGGGTAAAGAACGAACACAATCAATATAGAGGATATATCATTTTTTTAAAGGACAGTAAAGAAGAAGAGGTAGAGCAATCGTATTATGATTATTTTATGTCATTTTTCTCTTGATCGTTTACTTCTTGTTCTGGGGGTTTTTCATGAATAGAATATTTTATAGTGTGTTTTTCCCGTTTTTCAGCATAATGCGGTTTTAATCTAAAAGCAAGTTTACATGTGAATAGATCATAAGGTGGAATGAATAAAGGATTCAGTTTTTGATCTTTTGCCATCCAATATCCTGCAATATCAATAGATCTTAAAGGTACTTCAGAGTTCATATCAATCCATCTTAACTGCAAACCTGTACCAGAGAATTGAATATCTGATCTGTCATTAATGCCTTCGGGTATTAAAAAATCTGTTATAATAGCACGAGTAACGTTTCTATTATCATCATCAGCAGGTAAAAATTCGGTACTTATTGGTAAAGAAGAAGACTGAAAAACGATCGTGTGTGCGTCATTAAATAAAGACAATGATATACTTTCTTGTGTCGTTTTTGTAAATCCTGAGGGTACTGATGAAGATTGTCCTATTATTTTTCTTATTGCTATTTGTTGAAAACTCTCTTCAATAATAGTTGATGGGGGTATAGTAATACTTACGTTTTCAACCGCGAAAGAATCAAATGTAGCAAGTTTACTATATAACCCTAAATTCATTTGGACACCCATTCGAGGTAAAGTAGTAGATGCTGGATTCAACGCATACCATTGTGTCTCAGAAAAAATTGATATTAATTGTGTTTCTGGATCAAATGAAAATACAGGAGGACCAACCAAAATCGGGTTTCCTTGATCGTCTGTTGGTGGGAATGTGGGACACTCAGTATATAAACGTTGTAACGCCAGTAAATAGGCGTAATTAATAATATCCATCCAACCCTCTATAGAATAGATAGCGTATTCATAAGTCGGCGGTCTTGCATCTGAAGTTCTTCTATCTATATAAGCCAATCGCTGTGTAATAGCGCAATCGTCCCACGTTAGACGTACAAATAATATGTGCTCGTGATCAAAAATAGAAATAGGTATTAAAGTACCTGGAACATTAAAACGAGCAACAGCAACTTGATATTTACTTGGATTAGCAAGAACCTCCCCTGATCTGGTCTCTTCGTATTTCATTACCGTTTTTTGTCTCGTGTCATTAAATACAGATACATTGTAGTAGATTATATCAGGATCTTGACTCATTTTCTTTATAATATAAATATATTTTCTATTTCCTAAAATAGTTTTATTATTTAATGTTTAATCTATGAACCTTTACTTAATTTATAGGGTTTCATAGTGCGGTATCTGCCTGATTGTGGATTTCTTACCGCGTCCCACATACGATTTATTCTTAGCATCAACATGCTTCTGAGCAGTAGCACGTGTAGCATATACAGGCTTTAGGAAAGTATTAGGTTTTCCTGGTGTTTGCTTCCCAATAATATACCTTATCTTATCTGTTTGAACTACCTTAATAAAATAATGAACAGAAGGCATGTATTTGTGTGGTTCTACCTTCTTAGGCTGTGCGACCTTCTTATTGGGCATCGCTACATACACGACAGTCATGTCCTGTGGTTTGAAGAGGATCTCTTCGTCTTCAATGGCTTCGTAGTTAATGGTGGTCATAGTAGTCATGCTCCTTATAATATACTATAGAGTGTTGTCTTTAAGACATTTTTCTATATAATATATATATATAT